ATCTTGGGCAGGTCACCCATCTCCTTGAACGCATCCACGATTTGCTCGACCGGCGGATACGCGGCGCTGAACTCGGCCAGCGTGTAGACCGGGCCGGAGCCGTCGAAGGTGACCAGGAACGGCTCAGCGTACTTGGTGTTCGAGGTGCCCGGCACCCGGAGGAGCTTGTTCACGGCCCAGCCGTTGTCCAGCCCTGTCTTGGCCTTGTCGTGGGTGTTCGACACGCTGTGTGCCAGCGGCTCGATGAGGGAGGGGTCATGGCAGTCGGTGATCCGCCAGTAGATGTGGGTCTTGCCGTCCGATGTCTCCGCGATGCCCGAGGGCGGTAGCAGGGCGTCCGCGACGTTGAAGGTGTCGGCGTCCGCGTGGACCACCTGGATGGACCGGGCGAGGCTCTTGCGCGCGCCTGCGGTGCCTTTGAACAGGCACGGTGAGGTGTAGACATCCTCGCCCGTGAGTTTGCCGGTCAGCTTCAGCAGCTGCTCGCGCTGCTCCGGCCAGCTGAAGAACCGCTGCTGCGAAGGGGCGCCGTTGCCGTCCAGCCGGGCGATGACGGCCCTGCCCTGCAGGCCCTCCCAAAGGAAGTCAACGTACTGCTCCTGCACGCTCATACGGTGCCCCCGTTTGTGTAACGCATTTCCACGGCTCCTTCGGTAAAAAAGCCCCTCCCGAGAGAGGGGCCAGTTGGTGTTGCTAAGTGCCCGTGGACCGGCTCGAACGGTCAGCAATGCCTGGCTTGGCACGGGCGGTACTGCTAGAGCTTGAACTTGCTTCCGGCTGCCTTGGCCTTGCCGGCGGCGGCGGACGGTGCCTTGCCGGCCACGGCTGCGGAAGCGGCAACCGAGGTGGCCACGGAGGCCAGGGAGCGGTAGCCCCGAATGACTTCCTTGAACTCGACCGGGGTCTTGTCAACCCACTTGCCCTCGGAGTTCTGCTCCTGCTTCTTCTTGTGGCCCACGGTGACCTGCAGTTCCTCGCCCAGCCAGTCATCGGTGTCGATGTCGGACAGGTCTTCGGCGGCGACACCGAGGGCCTTGGCGATGGCGAGGAGGTCATACGGCGGGGTGGGCTCGCCGGTCTTCTGGCTGACGCCCTCGAAGGCGTTCACGTCTGCGAACAGCCGGCGGTTGCCCTGCTTGCTGCCGTCCGCTGCCGTCTCGCCGTCAGCGATGCGGAACTGGAACTTCAGGCGAAGCTTTCCGGCGTTGGCTCCCTCCTTCACCTTGTCTTCCGTGATGGAGAAGACGGTGACGGTGTAGGGGCCTGCGGGAACCGGCTCAAACTGGCGTCCGGCGCCGTCGAGGGTTTCCTGGTCTACGTTGAGGCTGAGTCGTGCCATGGTGTGGTGTCCTTACTGGATGCGTTGGTTGCTATTTTTTGTTGGGTGCTTACGAGAGTAGTAAGCGATACGGAACAGCTTATCACTGCTCCGAGCGTGCGAGATAGGGGTAAATGTCAGCGAATGTCGGGTCTCCCATCTGGAAGGGCAGCTCGCCGGAACGGTCGGAGGCGTCGATTTTGCCGTCTCCCTTGGTCTGCAGAACGTGGACCGGCTGGCCGGATTCGTCCTTGCCCACGGCGAGGTAGAGCACCAGGTCGATGGGCTTCAGGGCCTCCTCGATGGTCTTCTTGCCGAGGAAGAACGGGCTCATGAGCACCTTGCCGGAGTCCTCATCCTTCAGCTTCTCGGCGTGGGTGGTGAAGATGACGTTGACGTACTTGGAGCGGTGCAGCATCTTGACCGTGGTGATGGAGTTGTCCGCGATGAAGGCCCAGAGCCCGTAGCCCACCTCGTTGGTGTGCTCCTTCATGTGTTCCTGCAGCTCGGAGAGCGTGTCCACGATGATGGTCTTGTACTTGGTGGGGTTGTCGGCCACCGCGCCGATCACGGCGGCTCCGGTGTTCCAGTCCTCGACGTACACCACGTCGAGGTTGGGGTCATCGCTGTACTCCTTGTCGAGGACACTGGAGCCGTCTTCGACCGCCAGGAACAGGACCGGGGACAGCTCGGGAACCTTGGCACACGAGGCTGCGAGGGTGGACTTGCCGACGCCCTTCTTGCCGTAGATCACGGCGCTGAACTTCTCGGACATCGGGCGGGGCCGCTCGACCTTGACGCCGATGCTGCCGAGGTCGAACAGCTCCGGGGCCGGCGCCGGCTTCTTCTTGACCACGGCTTTGGCCTTGGGCTTCAGGCCCTTGCCCTTCTCCTCGATTTCAGCTGCTTCGGCCAGCGCCGCCAGCTGGGCGTCGGCGTCCGCCAGCTCGACTGCTTCCTGATCTTCGATGGTGATGGTCATGTGTCTCTCCTTAGTTGAGGTGTTCGTTGTAAGCGGTGAGGTCTCCACGGCCAACCGTGGAGCAGGTGTAGCACTCGATGTTGCCCTTTTCATCGGTGTCGCTGGGCAGTTCATCGAGCTGGCCGGCCTGGACGTACTCCCAGATCATTGAGGTGCGGGCCAGCGCCCGCTCCACCAGCTCGGGCTGGTAAGGCTCCACCCAGTGGATGACATCTCGGATGTCGTTGCTGTGGCGGGGGAGGAAGATGATCCGGCACCGCTCGACGTGGTGACCCTGCTTGATGAGGCCGGCGGCGTACAGCTGCTGCTGGTAGCGGTACTGGGTGCTCGGCCCCCACTTGGCGGCTTCCTCCAGGTTTCCCTGAAGCAGGAACTTACGGCGCTTGGCCAGTGCGAGGGTGAGCTTGTCGTAGCTCCACTTCCCGGGAAACTTGTAGTCACCCGTCTCCCCGAATGTCGGGGTGAAGATGTCCAGGTGACCATTGATGTTGCCGTAGTTGGGGATGTTGATGGTGTGGACCTTGTGCTCGCGCAGGGTCTCCAGCGGCTCTCCGGTGAACGGGTGCCGGAGCACCAGATTCTGTTCCAACCAGTAGTGCGCCATGGTCCCGATCCAGGCCGCATAGCCAAAGCCACCGTCCCGGCTGGGCATGTCCACGAGCTTGGCTGCCATGGTGTAGCCGACGCAGTAGGCGCAGCCGCCGATTTCCGATGGCCCGATCTTGACCTGCTTGTCGCGCTCGGACTGACGGGTGAAGCCCTCGGTGAAGGCTGCGGTAACCTGCTCCTCGGTGAAGGTCTCCAAGGTGGCCAGCGTGCTGCCCTCGGCAAGGATGGCCTCGGCCTCCATGACCATGAGTTCTGATTCATCGCTCATGCTGCTGGCCTCATTCCTGGTGTGTTGGTGTAGGGGTCATCCAGTCGTTGCTGGATCAGGTTGCGCTCTGCCGGCGTGGTGCCGGCGAGGATGGCGTGCTGGTCGTGGGTTTCCAAGGCGAAGTCCATGCAGTCCGCAATCAGCGGGCACTTCCGGCACACAGCCTTGGCTTGCCTGATCTGGAAGGTGTGCTCGGCTCCCCAGCCGAGGGGGAAGAACAGCTCGGGGTCACCGACCAACACGCAGTCCGGCGGCTCATCTGCGATCTTCTGGAGGAACGCCTTGGCCTTGCTCATGCCGGGATGCCGGCTTCCAGGGGCCTCTGGGCTTCCGCCTTCAGGTCGATGACCTTGGTGCGCAGCAGGAGCGCGAACTGGTCCACTTCGGCCTTGGTTTTGAGTGACCAAGACTGGGCCAGCATCCCGTCACGGCTCCAGTGGAGCTCGACTTTCACCTTGTGTGCCTTGTTGAAGGCGGCAGCCTCGTGGCCGAAAGTGGTTTCGATGCCGAACTGGACACTGGGCTCGATGGCCTTGGCTTCCTCGACCAGAGGGTTGAGGGTGTTGTAGGTGTAGTGGGCCAGCCAGAACAAATCCTGCGCGGCGGTCACGGCTTCACCATGGCCAGGAGCAGTTCGCCGTTGGCGATGCGGAAGGCCGAGGAGAGGTGCAGCTTCTCGAACTTGGTGCCCTTGAACAGCGAAACCACCTTGACGTAGTGGTCGGCGGTCCAGTCGTAGGGCTCCAAGGCGTTGACCTCGGCCACAACCTCGGGGTTGTCCTCCGCGACGGTGGCTGCCTCGTTCTGGGCCTCGACTCCGATCTGGGCCAGCTTCATCTCGAAGCCCTGTGCGTGGGCAACGTACTGCTCCACCTCCTCGGGGCTGAGGGTGTCGATTGCGGCCTTCGCCTCGGGCTGGCCCAGCTTGTCGGCCCGGAAGATGCTCCAAGCCTTGTCGGCGGAAACGGTCATGGTGTGCTCCTGATTTACTGGTGTGTGGATAAAAAGTAGGTACTGAGTAAGCGGCCGGCAGACTACTTGCCGGCGTCCACCTTCAGCTCCAGGGAGAAGCCCTGATCGGCCTGCATCATCTCGTAGACGGTGGGGGCAACGTTGGCCTTGACCAGCGCGGAGGAGATGGCGCTGTACTTGGCCACTTCCTCGGGGGTCAGCAGCTCCTCGGCCAGCTTGGCGTCGAAGCGGCGGACGCGCTTGATGATGGTGCGGACCACGCCCACGGCCTTGGTGTCGCTGTCGAGCTTGCCGGCTTCTTCGAGCGCCTTCTTCAGGGCCGCTTTGGTCGAGGTCTGCTTGGCAACGGCGTCCTTGGCGGCGATGTCGGCCTCCAAGGCTTCCTCGGCCAACCTCTCCAGCTCGGCATCATCGGACGGGGTGCCCCACACGTACTCGGGGCTGTGGTGCTCGGGAAGGCGGCGCTGGCTGTCCGTGAGGCCGCGTTCCAAGTTGTAGATGCGCAGTTCTTCCAGCGAGAGCTCGTCGCAGTTCTGGTTGAGGATCGGGTTGAACTTCTTGCCGGACGGCATGGTCACCTCGCCGGTCTTCTTGTCGAAGCCGTACTCCGGGATCGGGACGTGGACTGTGGAACGGGTGCCGGTGTTGAGGGTGAGGGTCATGATGTGCTCCTTGCTCGGTGTGTGGTGTTTATCTGTGAACTGCTACAAGACCAACCTATAGACCCTCGGCCACAAGTGTCAAGACTTTTTTGGCTTCTTCTTGAACTGGCCGTTGTAGTTGGACCGCGCCACCGCGCACGGCAGGCATTCCTTCTCCCCCTTGCGCCTGTGGCGCTTGGCAGCTGCGTTGGTTCCACAGGGCTGCAGCCTCCTGCCGCTGCCGGGGTTGCCCCGCTTGGCCTCGCGCCGGTAGTGGTTGCTCGACTCGCGGCAGGCGGGGCAGACTTCCTCCCCGCGCCTCTCGTGTGCCACCCTGCCCGATGACCCGTACCGGCCATTGCAGCCGAGCGGACGGGCCATGGGGTCATGCGAGAGCAGCCAGTTTTTGTGTGGATTCTTGGGCCGTGCCATTGATCTGTTCCTTCAGTGTTTCGATGTACTCCAGCAGCCAGGGTACTTCCACGGTGGCCATCTGGATGCCCACTTGCACTTGCCCTGCCGGGAAGCTGTAGTCCTTGGCCGTGGCCATCAGGCCCTCGATCCTTGCTATGCGCTGACTGGCTTCCCAGTGCGCAGACGCCATTGTCTGCTTGCCCATGGCTAGAACTTCCGCCCGTGCTTGTGCTCGCGGGTGGCGTTGTACTGGGCCTTCTCGATGATATGCGCGCCCAGGTCGATGCCAGTGAGGTAGGCCAGATCAGCAATGCGGATCATGGCGTCTGCCAGCTCGATCCCGAAGCCCTCGGGCTTCCGCAGCGGCTTGCCGTCCTCGTTGTGAATCTGCTCGGGGTACGGGGCTCCGATCCTGCTGGTGTAGTAGACCTCGGTGGCCTCGTGGCCGGAGCGGATTTCGCCCAGCGCCTCGGAGACCTCCTCGTGGATCAGGGCCAGCTTCTCCGTGATGGCAAGACTTTCCTGGCGCCGGTAGTCGGCCTGGTTGTGGAAGTCATCACCGTCGGGCCAGTCCTCGTGGAAGCCGTGGTCCCGGCTGTTGGTCCCTGCGGCCCAGACAAGGGCGCTGATGCCGTCCTGCAGAGTGCGTTCCTGGTTAGTCTTCATGCTGCTTCTCCTAGTTCGATACTGATGGGGTTGAAACTTGCGTCCAGCTGGGCCTGGTCGGCTTCGAGCTTGCCCAGCTGCTTGGTCTCGATGGTGTTGGGGGCGAGGAACAGGTAGCGCTGGACTGGCCGCGTCTGCCCGGGCCGCGAGAGCCGGCCCTTGGCCTGCGTGTTGAGCAGGCGGTTGTCCTCCAGAGACACCCAGAACTCGATCCGGCACACGAGCTGGAGCCCGTCTGTCCCCTCGCCTACGGTGGCGATGCTGGAGACCATGATGTCGAACTCGGCGCCGAAGTTCTCCAGCTTCCACTCGCGCTCATCCTTGGGCATCCCGCCGACAAACTGCCGCGCCCGGAAGCCCTTGGCCTGCAGCCTCAGTGTCAGCATCGTGGCGAACTTCCGGCTGTGGGTGAAGATCAGGACCGGCTCGGACTTCTCGGCGTAGAGGTCATTCAGCACCTCGATGATGTGGTCCGCCTTCGATGACTTGGCGGTCTCCTCGAAGTACACGATGTCACCCCAGACCTTCTCCCACAGGCCTGTCTCCTTGTCCTGCTTGCGCAGCCAGCCCTGCTTGATGGAGGGCACGGCCAGCGCAATCTCGCGGAGCCGGATGCGCTCGACCGCCGGCAGGTCCGCCACGAGGGCGTCATCCCCGAGCCACACGATGGCTTCCTGCTCGAAGCGGTCATAGACCTTGCGCTGGTACGGCGTCAGCTCGCACTCGATTTCGTGGATGATCGGCTCCTCCTGGAAGGGGGAGGGGAAGTACGACTTGGACGGCAGCGAGGCCCAGACCGAGCCCGGCACCCGCTCGCCTTCGACCTTCTTGCCGGAGTGCTTGTCCAGGCTGGCGGTCATGTAGGCCGTGACCCAGTTCCAGAAGGAGTCGTTCTTGCCGGTGACCTCGTTGTTGTTGTGCCAGAGCCAGCGGACGGTGGCCCACGCGCCTTGGATGTGGTTGCCCCACGGGGTGGCGGACAGTGCCAGCTTGTACTCGGCCTTCACGGTGGTCATGACCGAGGCGTGCGTGCCGGCCCGGCGGTTCTGCTGCCGGTGGACCTCATCGGTGATGACGAAATCCAGCGGCATGTTGGACCAGTCGAACATCCTGAAGCGTTCCCAGCCGATCAGGTAGACACCCGGGGTGCGGGAGGCCAGGGTCTCGAAGTTCAGCTTGCCCTGCTTGCTGGAGTCGATCACCAGTGGCACCACGGCGCCGCGTGACTGCCGGAGGAAGGTGGTCTTCCAGCCCTTGAAGGTGTTGATGGGCGCCACCACCAGGGTGAACTTGGCCTTCGAGCGCAGCACGGACTCGACGCCCACGAGCGTCTTGCCGGAGCCAACCTCGCCCCGGCAGAGGTGGCTCTTGCTCTCCAGCATGTCAACGATGGCCTCCTCCTGCTCAGGCCTCGGTATCATCGGTGGCTTCAGCATCACGTCCTGCCTGCTTTCATGATCTGGTAGCCCAGCTGGGCTCCTTCCTTGACGGTCCAGCCACACCCGGGGAAGTGCCTGCGCAGGGTCTTGGGGTGAATCTTGTGAGTCCGGTAAATTTCGATCTGGGACCAGCCATCTGCGAGGCACTGCTGCGCGAGGGCCAGTCTCTCAGGGGTCAGGGTTGCCACTATGCCGCCTCCTCCAGGGTTCCTTCGACCCACTGGGCCTCGAAGTCGTTCATGCTGAGCCGAGGATTGTGTGCCCAGAACTCGGTCAGCTCCTCGCTGGCGTAGCGGTAGGCCCGGATGGCGGGGCCGGTGAACAGGTCATAGCCGTCGATGTGCTTGGCCTTGCCTTCCTGGTTCACGAGCACACCTCCCGTGGCTTCGAGGGCCTTGTTGTAGGAGGCCTCGACGTAACGCTCGAACTCGGAGTGCATCTCTGCCCACTGCTGGGAGGCCCGCTCGAAGATGGCGCTCATGCTGCTAGGTAGGGCTCGTGCAAGCGCGCCGGCATCTGGTCGATGGTCTTCAGCGGCTCGGGCTTGGGCTTCTTCACCGGGTGGTGGACCACGATGTTGCCGGTGATTTCGATGCGTGTCTCGCTCATGGCCACAGGTGCGGTGCGCGAGAGGGGGTGAGGATCGAGAGGGCGCCGAGGGCAATGCCCTTGACGTTCTCCCAGGCGCCGCGCTCACGGATGAAGGTGATGTAGGGCTCCGGGGCCGGCTCGGGGAACAGGAAGGATGCCCGGTGGATGCCGGGGTACTCCGCTGCTACGGCGTCGAATACTGGGTTCTTGCTCATGCTTTTGCTGCCTCTCGTGCTTTACGGGCGATCTTGTTGGCGCGGTTCTTCAGCCGCTTGGCCTGCCGCATGTCCTTGCCGGCGGCGGTCAGCTTGTCTTGGAGCTGGGGGAAGCGCCCGCTGGGGAAGCCTGTCAGGGAGGAGAGGTAGGCCAGCTCCTTCTCGGTGACCGCAATGGTGACGGTGGGGTTGCCGGCGCTCATGCCGTGACCCCGAGCTGGGTGCAGAGGATGGCGGTCAGGTGGCGGACGCAGTAGTCGATGTTGCAGTCAGCCTTCGCCTTCATGGCTGCCAGGTTGGCCTCGGTGTGGGCGAGGTCATACCAGAACTCCAGGTCGCACTCCTCCAGCTGTTCGCGGTTCTCGAAAGCCTGGGCGAGTCCTGCGAAGGTGACAGCGGGGACATCGGTGCCGAGCGCGTAGCCCAGCCAGTGGCGGGCTTCCTCAGTGCCTTCGAGGGACTGGGCGCCGGCATAGCGGACGGCCAGCTCGACGCGCTCTTTGGTCAGGGAGCCGATCAGCTCATCCGGCGGGGTCAGCGCGTGAACCCGGGCGCTCATAGTGGCGATGCTCATTGTGTGCTCCTACTGTGTGATGTGAGTGTGTAGGTTTTTGTGGATACACAGCACTCTACACACCAACGCACGAGGGTTCAATAGCTTTCGGGCATGAAAAAGGGCCGGATGCTAAGCACCCGGCCCTCCCCCAACGGAGTCAGCTCACACTGGCCGCGACCTCGATGTCCTGGACAAAATGGCCCATCCCATAGGACGGCACCCTCTCCAACTCCTGCAGGACAATGTACCCATCCCCAAGGTCATCGACAATGACTGCCTCATCCTCCACGAGCTGCTGCCCGCTGCCGGATGGTGAGACCCATACTGACTGTCCTGCTGTGTAACGCTGCCCCACCTGTGGTCCCCCAACTATCTCAGCAGGGATACTTCCAGCCTCACCCCCAACGCCTCTGCATAACGTTCCAGGGTACTGATCTTCGGTTCCCGCTGCTTGTACTCGACTATTTGAACGAAGTTGGGGTGAACCCCCATCCTCTCGGCAACTGTTTTCTGGGTGAGACCCTGACGTATCCGCTCACTGGTGAGCGCATCGACCACTTGCTGTGACAACATCGTAGGTTCCTTTTCGGCTAATAGATAGGCTTTTTGGCGAAAATTATGGATGTGTGGCGCGATCCGCCGGAAAATAATTAGTAAGCTACCTTGGCAATACCTGTGGGTGCTGAAAACACGCATCTTCAGCGCAGGATTTCCGAAGGCCGGGCCGGTCAGCCCTTCGAGCCCCCGTACCGCTCCGGCGTCCAGGCCTTCTCGTGCTGGGCCTGCAGGTACTCACGGTCCCCCCGCCACACCGGCTCCTCCTGCGGGGGCCGCACCGGGCGCGGCTCCACCTTGGGCAGGTAGGGATTGGAGAACTTGGCCTTCTCCTCAGCCCCGTAGGCGTGCTCCCGCTCGATGGCTGCCTTGCCGCCCTCCTCCCAGGCTTCGGCCATGAGCGCGATGATGGCGGGCCGGAGCACACCGCTGTGGGTGTCCAGCGCCTCGGTGATTCTGGCAGTCAGCGCCTCCTGGGCGCTCACTTGGACGCCTCCTTGGCCCGGCTGGCATCTACCTTGGCGTCCCAGTCCCTGGCGAAGGCTGCCATTTCCTCGCGGGTCTTGGGCACCGGGGGCTGCCGATACAGCAACCCCTGCAGCTCATCCCGCACCTCGGTCACGCAGGCGTATGCCCGGTGGAAGCGGCGGTTCTCAGGCTTGGCCTCGGGCAGGAACTTGGCCTCCCTGGTCAGCTGCAGCACCGCGTAGTCCAACCGCCGCAATTGGGCGTGCAGGGTCTCGCTTGTCTTGTCATCCATGCGGGCGCTCATGCTGCCGGCTCCTTGGTCCCGAACTGCGTGAGCAGCTGGGCGTCGTTGGGCTCCCAGCCCTCCACCTCGTCGCCGCAGTTCTCGCAGACGCCCTGGTTGTCCACCTCGGCGTGCTCGCAGGTCTCCTCGGGCCGGTCCTTCCGCAGATCGGCCTCAGCCTGCTCGGGGTGGTCGCCGGCCCAGTCTGCCCAGTCTGTGTACGGTGC